TATTAGCAGAAAACTTGGCTTGTCGTGGGTAGAAATATTAGGGGTATTTGTCGGGGTACTTGGTCTTGTTAAGTCTGTTAGTGATGCAGAACAAAATTCAATTAGTGATGTAAAAAAAGATTTAATTTCTTTGATTGAGAATATTAAACATGACAAGGAAGCAACGGATAGATCCCAGGACAAGGATCTTGAACTAATCAAACAACAAACATCCTTGCTATCTGGCATAATTCAGGAGCAAAGCCGCATTAATTCCGAAATAGTCAGCATGGCGCGAGATTTTGAACAGCTATCCGCCGCGCTCGCGCAAAACTCAAAATATACCGCAGTCTTAAAACGACAATCAAATATTGAAGCATCACTAAAGGATTTAACGGCACGGGTAGAGAAGCTGGAAAATGCGAGTCATTAGGGCTTCTTCAGGCTATCCAAAGTCCATAAACCCCGCCCTATTTTGAATCAACAGCCGCCGCCGCAATTCCTATTGAGTAGGCAATTTCAGCGTTTAGTCGTTTATCTTTATGTAGATATCCGTTAATCCGAATTTGACTTGATAGGTATTTGGCGGGATCTTCTGACTCCAGGAAGAAGCATAAAGTAGATGCAATGACGGTGGTTTTTAGCATGGGTTTATTCTGTATTACTGATACCTATAGTTTATTCGGATTTGACGGTAGGCAGGATCAGCTATAGTTGACAGTGACACTCGAAAGGATTATTTTTGTAGTTATGGACTATAAAATTACGGTGAATATTGATATGGACATTACGCCTATTGCATCTTTTAATTGGGGGCAAGATTACGCCGCCAAGTTACGGCAGCACAGGGAATCCGCAGGGTTATCTCGCGCCAAGCTGGCACAAATGGCTGGAGTGAATGAGGGATATATCCAGCAAATCGAAAACCCTAAATTATTGAAGCGGAAGCAGGTAACGGTAGGGGCTGACACCCTCTCTAAAATCTGCGAAGCCTTGCAGATTAATGTTTTTAACTTTTTTTGGAAAATCTCTTGACATATCTATAGTTTCTAGCTATAGTAAGAGAGTAGACAAAAGCAGCCACAAGTTTTCTCAGGACAAGGTGACTGCTTTCTAACCAATCAGGTCTAAGTTATTATGTCACATTCGATTTACTCCCGTCAACAACTTCTCAATCGTGGTTTAGTTAAAGTCAAGAAAATCGCCGCTGACTTGGGAGTTATCCCCACAGGCGACAAAAGACTGATCCAAAGCTGGGTAGATGCCATTATTGAGCATCAATCCGCCCAGGTTCAAAAAATTGAAATTGTAGAAGCAACCATTGAGTTTGATGGTGAAAGTTTTGAGGGATCAACTCAACCCTATATGGTTTTGGTAAATGGTGAAATCGTCCACCGTGCTACAACCTACCAGCAAGCTGAAAGATATTGCAAGTGGCACTCCCTAACCGTCATTGACAGTCAAACTCTAGCTCAGTTTGAGCTAGAGGTGGAGTTAGAAGTGCAAGCAGCAGAGGTTTGTGAAACTGAAATCAGCTTTATTTCCTCTGATGACTTCTTTAATTTTGAAGCCATTGTACACAACGACGTACACAACGTCATTGCTACAATTGAGCGGGATTCTGATAATGGTGAATGGATTGCCAGAATGGGTGAAGGCAGTTTCTCATTTGATTCCTATGTAGATGCTGAACAGTATATTAAAGATGAGTATGTAGGCATGATTGAAGACGAGCGCGGCAGTGGTCGCATAACTGGAGTTATCGAAGATATGGGTATGACTATCGAAGATTCAAGTTTTGTCCATGACTTTGGGCAGTCCTACACACTCAGAATTAATGGGGTTTTGGCTGGTGACATCTTCCTGAATGATGATCATGGCTGGACTATGAATGGTGAGGATTATCAGGGTGACTGGCAGCTTGTCGCTAAGGAATTGATCAAGCTGACCCGTCGTGAATATTTAGTAGCAGCTTAATTCATTGGGGCATGATCGCCCCTATTCAGAAATATTTAGAGGTGAAGCATGACTGAATTTTGGAGAAGTCCAGACGGGAAAATGATCCCGTTTGAGGTGGAAAGGATAGGTGACGAATGATTGAACTAATCAAGGCATTAATCAAGGCAAAAGCTGAATTTCAGCCAATCGAAAAGGATAAGCTGAACCCGCATTTTAAAACAAAGTACGCCTCGTTAGACAGTGTTTTAGATGCTGTCACCCCAGCACTTTGTAAGCATGGCTTAGTGATTGTCCAGCCGTTGCAATCCGGGCGCGTTTTAAATACTCACCTATACCATGAATCCGGCGAGGTGATGACTTCAATGTTTGAGCTTCCAGACATTTCTGATATCCAGAAAATAGGATCAGCTTTGACATACGCCCGCCGTTATTCGGTGTGTGCATTGTTGGGGATTACGGCTGATGAGGACAATGATGGCAATGCTGGGAAAGGTGGCGATAAGCCCGTATCTAACGCTAAACCAGCTAATCAATCGGCGTTATCTATCGGTGACAATATCAAGCAGGTTAGGGAATTTTTGAAAGTTGATAAAGAATGGGTAATTAATTGGTTGAAAGCTAACGAATTAAAATCAATCACTGACCTAGAAAACCCATCTCAGTTAATCAACAACATGGCTATATATTGGGCATCAGTTCAAGGAATTGCGACAGATGTAGCGACTCAATTCTATTTGGAAAATGTTAAATCTCCTGATTTAGTGTCAATTCAAAAATGGCAGCAACAACTATTAAGTAAGCAATGAATAACGCCGTATTATCGGGGGTGATTTCATCCCCTCCACAACTCAGATACACCAACAACGACAAGCCCGTATGTGAGTTTTTCCTGTCATTCCAAAATGTCAGTAAGTCAAAATCAATCAAACAAATTAAGTGCGTGGGATTTGGTAAATTAGCTGAATCAATGGCGCAACTTAGAGAAGGTCAAGCCGTCGTTTTAGTTGGTGCGATCAACATCACTAACAAAGAATATAACGGCATTAAAACCAAAGTTACTGAATTTAAAGTTAGTGCTTTAGATGTAGTTCCAGTCGCCATAAACGTTAATTCAGTTAGCATTTGCGGACGGACGGGACGTGACCCAGATCCTAAATATTTTGAGTCTGGCACAAACAAAACATCATGTTCTCTAGCTGTCCGTCGCACAGCAGACCAGACGGATTGGTTTGATTTAGAGGCATGGGGGAAGAAAGCCGAAGTCATGAATAATTATGTTTGCAAAGGGGGATTAATTGGGGTTAGCGGACAATTGAAGTTTGAGGAGTGGACTGATAAAAATAGCGGGGAACTGCGTTCAAAACCTGTTATTTCTGTTGATCAATTAGACTTATTGGGTAGCAAACAAGAACGACAAGAGGAGGATTTTTGAACTCGGCAACAAATACGAACCCATATAGAGTAGCGAGGAAAAGAAATGTCAAAGACTAAAGTCAGTAGACTTGAGTTTGGCTGGTGGTATGTACGTTATTGTTCTGTTTTTCATCCATACGCAGCTTTTGACATATTCTGCGAAGAATACAAAAAACAGAATAATTGTAGGGAAGCTGTTCGAGAGGAATACAACGATGATGAATTTGATTCTCCCTACTAATTAATCCACAGGGTGCAACGATGCACCCTAGCAAAACTTTCACCGTTTAAATAACATGAATATCTGGAAACCAACAACGCAACCATTTATTATTTATTGCCGAATCCCTGGTGAAAATGACAGGCGAATTATCAGGGGATTTGATAACTCTGAAGAGGCTGATCAGGAATTAGTACGACTTAACAAGCCAACAAATTCAAAACCATACTCACTCAATTAATCATGGAAACAATCGCATACGAATTGGATATACTCCGCAATAAAGTTTTATTCTACAAACTCATGTCCGGTACATTTGCCAAATCAATGGCAACAAATGATGATGATAGTGTTGATTCAATCATCTTTCAGGAAGTCCAAATCACAGCAGCGGATCAAATTGCAAAGCTGATGAATCAGGGCGTAGAATCGGCTCAAAGATGGGCGGATGTGAATGTATTTAGTTTTAGAAAAAAGACTGAATTGGAGTCAAAGGAAAATGATTAAAATTAAATTTGGTTGGTGGTATATTGACTTCTTAATGGGGATTTACGAAGAAAAAGCAATGACGCATGACGCTAGATACGACTGCTTTGAAATATTTGAGCGTGAATACAGAAAACAGGTTGATGATTTTGCGGATTTAATAGATGAAATTATTCCCGCTTTTGCTGATTCTAAATGGGAAGATAGCATTTTATTCAAGGTTGCTGACAAGATATTTAGTATTTTTCATAAAGTTGGACTAATCAAAGTTTAACCCGCCAAGCCCCTGACCTTTTTCTTCCCTGATTTCCGTTCCCTGGTTTCCTTTTTAAACGGATAAATTGAATGTATAAGATAACCCGCTGCATCACTCAAGTGAGAGAGTAGCGGGTTATCGCTTTTATTAATACCCTCGTCGCTCCATGTCACTTGCTCCAAATCCTTGATAAAGTTTTGGCAGTTAGCAAAATGGATGTAACAACGGTTTTGGCGGAAAAGTTGATTAACTGAGTGGACGCGGTTAACGACAAACGGGTTAGCGTCGGCAAACTTCCGAACCAAATAACCTTTACCCCGCAGTGCTGCCAGTGGTTCAAGTCCCTGAAAAACAATATCCCACGATGACAAACGACTAGCCGCAGTTCTAGCGCGTCCGGTGGCATCACCAAATATTTGGATTTCTGGGGGTATGCCGCATTTCTCCACCCAATCAACAATGCTTTCTGTGAGTTCCCAAATATCAGAATCCATGATTGACCATTCCCGGCAAAAATGAATCTCTGAACCCCGTTGTTGAGCCGCTAAACAGACGATTGGGGTGTGGTTAAAGTCAAAGGTCAATAGCAGTGGTAAATTACAGTCGTACTCCAGTAATTCGGCATCTTCACCCTGCAAAGCATGAACGGAGCGGGTAAAATATTTGTAAACTATACCGATGCTGGTATTAATAAATTTACCTTCAATCTCCTGAAGATACATTTCATCGGTATAGTTGGCTTTCAGCGACTCTACATAATCCTCACCTGAATGAATATTCTCCAGTGAGGACAAAGAGGCCATCTTGTAAAGTTTCTGTATCTTCTCTTCCCTAGCAGGGTCGCCAAATTTGTGGTAAACGTAATTGTACCCGGCGGGTGAAGTCGTCATTATCCCTTGTCCTTTCATCTCACCCGGTCCACGCCCCAGCCGTCCATCAATAGTTAAAAATGCCTGTTCCGATGCGTAGGCAAATTCATCAGCCCAAACCCATCTAATCTGCAAACCCCGCCCCGCTTGTGTTTTCCCTGCGAAATTGTTGGCAGATATCACGTAAACGAACGCCTTCTGATGTCCGATATAGCAGCGTTGACAGTTAGCGATCGCTAATGCCTGATCTTCCGGTGATTCTCTCCAAGGTTCAAGAGGGATATTGAACAGGCGACAAACTTCAACTAATGTTACCAAAGATGCCCTCGATAATTGTCCGTAGTCATTGGCGGTAATCATGCCCCGTGCTTTAGGGTCAAGCAATGCCCTGGTACACGCCCATACAGCACCAGCAAAGGATTTACCGCTATTTATTCCCCCAATTGCACCAACCCATCTATGATCTAACGGATCGGGCGTGTTCCATCCTGCCAACTCCAGAAATTCAGATTGTCCGCCGGGGTTAGGCGTGAACTTATCAAAGATTGTAATTGCACCAGCAGCCGGCGTTACCCTCGCTCTGGTATTTTGCTGTGTCTTGATCTTATTCTTAGGATTTAATCTGGCAGGGGATGGAAAAATCATAATAAATTATCTTAAATATGCCTAATTATAAAGCCCGTTATGGCAACCTGAAAAAGCATAAGAAGAAATGCAGAAAAGCACACCTCAGAACTCATGGACTCTGTACGGTGTGCTTAATCAATAAGTCTGAACAGGTGCATCATTCTAGTTATCGTAAGTCGGGGGATAGGTACGGAGTTAATATTTTCCCCGTTTGTAGGCATTGTCATC